CCGGCAGGATGCGGCGTTCATTACCGTGGAGTTGACGTGATGGGAAAAGGAGTCTGGAAAACCGGCCGCCGGGCATACATGGAGGCGATGGCGGCTCTTCGAGCCGTCGCCTCTATTCCGTTCGCCAGCGGAGTGACTTCTCGATTCTGTCGAACCGTTCGCCTACCACGCCGACATGATGCAACGCTGTTTTCGGTGCGTTGCATCATTGCGTATACCCGGCGGCCGGTTTTCCAGACGGAGGCTCCGTTATGACCGAGCCCCTGGTGACAGTTCAGTTCGACAAGGCCAAGCTCGACGCCGTCGAGCGGGCGTTGGCGGAGCAGCCCAGGCTCCTGCCGCGGATCGTCTATCGGGGCCTCAAGCGCACGGCCGACGCCGGCCGGACTCAGCTGGATCGCGAGGTCCGCCGGCGGATCACGGCCAAGAAGCGCGACGTCATGGCCCGCATCACAGACGAGGAGAAGGCCTCTTATACGAACTGGCGATGGCGGCTGGGCATCAGCCGCCGGCGGATGGCCCTGGCCGCGTTCCAGCACACGGTCAGCCAGCGGCGGGGCGTCTCAGCCACGATCCGCCGGGGCGAGAGCGTCCGGATCCCGCGGGGCTTCAAGACCGAGGGCTTCACCCACGCCGCCTCGGGCGAGCGGGTCGAAGGTGACCGGCTCCTGTGGCGGCGGGCCCAGAAGGGGGACAAGAGTTTTGGCAAGGGCACGCCCACGGCCGCAGGCGACGTGGTCCGGCGGTTGCCGGTGGTGTTCCTGCGGGGGCCTTCCATCGGCCAGGTGGTCGCCAACGCCCAGGACCTGCTCCGCGAGGTCCACGATAGCGGCCAGCAGCGATTGGAGAAGGAGATCCATAGCCAGGTCCAGTATGAACTGACCAAGAGGTGGCCGAGATGATGGCAAATAACGCAGGGAAAATTGGCAGTTGGGTATACGCAATGATGCAAGGGCCGAAGGACGCCCTTGCATCATGTCAACGTGGGCGGCGAAGTGTTCGACTGGATCGAAAGGTCTCATCGGCGGCGACGGTACCAGAGGCGACGGCTCGAAGAGCCGCCGTCGCCTCCATGTATACCCAACTGCCAATTTTCCCGGATTTGCGGGAGGCCACCCGATGACCGAACCCATCGTCGAACGGATTGCCCAATGGCTGTGTGCGGCTCTGAAGGAGATCACCACTGCCGGCGGCTATCACTACACGCTCCATGTCTCGCGGCCGCTGACTCTGGAGCCGCCGGCCCAGACGATCGGGGACCTCTCGACCATCCTCGAGATGGGCGAGCGCGAGGAGGCCGCCAAGCCGACGCTGACGCACCGCTGCTGGCGGCAGCCGTTCCTGGCGAGTGTGTACCTCCTGAATACGACTGAGCCGGTGGACCAGCGGATCAACCGCGTCGTCGCGGATATCGAGAAGCGGATCGGCGTCGAGACCGCCGCCCACAAGGGCGCCGACGGTCTGTGCGGCGGCCTGGCCTATCGCCTGTACGTCGAGAACCCGGAGATCTGGATCGACCGGGGTCGCAACGCGACGATCGTGCTGGCGCCGATCCTCATCGACTACAAGGTCTCCATCACGGACCCCTACGCACAATGACGTGGATGTGTAGAAGCGTGAAAGCGTTGAAGCGTAAGAAAGGATTGAACCATGCCAGCAACCGGATATGGGGCCTCGCTCGCCGGCGTCGCCCTCGGCACGTTTCCGAACGTCAAGGACATCCAGATCGGCGGTCTGGAGGTCGAGATGAAGGAGGTGGCCTGCGTCACCGACGCCAACAAGATCCCGACCAAGCTGCCCAACAAGGTCCGCGAGGGCGATATCGTCCTGACGATGGTCTACGACGCGGAGGGCCAGGCCCTCTACGGCCAGCTCCGCCAGTACGCCAAGGGCCACACGAAGGACAACTTCACCTTGCGGGACTCGACCGCCAGCGTTCACGCCGGCCTGGGTTACGTGGCCAAAGTGGGCGAGCTGACGATCGACACGGACAACGAAGAGGTCTACAAGGTCACGCTCACACCCGAGAAGGAATGGGACTTCTCGCCGGCGGGCTAAACGGTGCCCCGTGACCTGTGACTCGTGACACGGGCCACGGATCACGGGCCACATTTCCACGAAAGGAGTTTTTGAATGTCCGACGAACAAGTCCCTGTCAAGCCGCCTGAGGCCACGGCGGAGAGCATCCTGGCCTTCCGCAATCGCCCGCCGATCGAGCAGCACGACATGCCCGACGGCCGGCGGGTCTATGTCTACGGCCTGACCGACCTGGAGGTCCAGCAGTGGTACGCCGACTGCGGCAAGACGAAGGACGAAGAGGGCCGCGAGCGGGTCGACGACCGGTTCAGTGACGCCAAGCTCCTGGTCCGCTGTGTGCGGAACGCCGAGGGCAGGCGGCTCTTCACGGAGGCCCATCTGCCGCAGCTGATCGAGCTGCCCAACTTCGTCAAGGCGCCCTTGATCGCCAAGGCGATGAAGCTCAGCGCCATCGGCGGCAAGGCGGACGCCGAGATCCTAAAAAACTACGCCAGGACCCTCGCCGGCGCCTGTTGATCCGGCTGGCGAGGGCGGACGGCTGTCCCGTCGAGGAGGTCCGGGCCCGCTACAGCGCCTACGAGCTTCGCGAGCTGGAGCTGGCCGAGTCCGAGGCCCCCTGGGGCGAATCGGCCGAGACGCTGCGGGCGATCTACCTGGCGGATGTGGTCCTGGCGGCCTTGGGCGACAAGGAGGCGGGCCGGGAGGCCCGCCAGATCCTCAATCGGCTGATGGGCCCGGTCCGGGGCCGGCGTCGAACGCTGAAATCACAACTGGCGCAGAGGAGTGCAAAGTGAAAGCGTAGAAGCGTGGAACCGTAGAAGCGCAAGAGGGGTCTTGCGCTTCCACGCATATACGCTCCCACGCTTCCACGAGGTTTATCATGGCGAACACGACCGTCGGCATTGTCTTTGAGGTGGCCAACCGGGGCACGGCGGGGATCCAGAGCATCACGCGGGACCTCGGCCGGTTCGATCAGACGGTCTCTTCGCTGTCCCGGACGATGAGCCGGCTCACGACGGCGGGCCTGGTCGCCGGGGGCGTCCTGCTCTTGGAGCGGGCGGGCCGTGCGACGCTGACGATGGCCGCCGAGCAGGAGAGCGCCGAGCGGAGTCTGGCCAAGTCCCTGGCCGTGACCAACGACGCCCGGGCCGAGACGATCGAGTCGCTTCGCCGCCAGGCCCAGGAGATGGCGAGCCTGACCGACTACAGCGATGAGCAGATCCTGCGGGAGATGGCCATCGCCCACAACACCGGCCTGGCCACCGACCAACTCGTCTCCGGCACGAAGGCCGCCATCGGCTTGGCGGCGGCCCTGGACAAGGACCTATCCCGCACGATGCGGGTCGTGGCCCTGGCCTCGCAGGGCCAGACGCGGGAACTGGGCGAGCTGGGGATCGCGGTCAATCGCAACGCCTCGGCGGCCGAGACCTATCAGACTGTGCTGGCCAAGGGCCACGCCGGGTTCGAGGTCGCGGTGGAGGATGCCAGGACCCTCAAGGGCGAGACCGTCGGACTGCTGGAGGCCTGGCGCGACATGATCCAGGAACTGTCCCGGCCGATCACGAAGCCCGCGGCCGGGGCGATCGGGACGCTGGGCAACGTCTTTAAGACCCTGCAAACGGAGATCGAGGTCATTCGCGAGCGGGAGGACATGCGGCTGGACCGCATGTACAAGTCACTCTCGCCCGATATGCAGGAGTCCTTCCAGAAGGCCTACGAGTCCAAGTTCGGCAAGCAGCTCACCGTGTACGGCCGCGTGGGCAGTCTGGTGCCCCTGTCGTGGAAGGGCCAGGAGGAGTTCGACTACACCAGCGCCGTCGATCCGCAGGAACGCTCCTACGCCTGGCAGCTGCTGCGGTCGTACCAGCGGGCGGCCCAGCGGCAGCGCGAGGGGCCGCCGACCACCCAGGGCCTCGCTCCCGAGGAGACGACGGGCCTGTCGACCTTGACCCCGATAGAGGAGCAGGCCCGGGAGCAGGTGGTCCGTCTGAACGCCGCGCTCAACGAGCAGGTCAAGGCAACCTGGCTGGCCGCCCAGGGCCACGAGCGCACGGCCCAGATGGTCCAGTTCGAGACGCAGGTCCGCCAGGGCTACGCCGGCGACGTCGAGAAGCAGAAGCGCATGATCGAGGAGTACCGCGTCACGCTGGAGAGCCTGGCGGCCATCGAGAGGCGGGCCCAGAAGGCCGAGGCCCAGCGCCAGTTCAACGCCGAGCTGGAATCCTCGATCGCCTCGATCCGCCAGGAGGCGGACCTGTACGGCCTGACGAACAAGCAGCGCGAGCGGCAGACAATTCTGCAGAACGCTGCCAACGAGGCGATGCGCCGCGGCGTCGAGCTGACGGCCGCCCAGCGGCAGGAGCTCGAGCGGGCGGTCGAGACGATGCAGCGGGCCCGCGATCTGGCGGACCTGACGTTCGGCCAGGGCTTCGCCCTGGGGATCCGCAATATGCAGGAGGAGCTCAAGACCGCCGGCCAGATCGGCTATGACCTGAGCTCCATGCTGCGCGATGGCGTGGTGGGGGCGATCAACGACGCGGTCTTTCGGGCCGAGGACCTCGGCGAGGCCCTCGAGCAGGTGGGCCTCCAGATGCTCGAATACTGGGCCCAGGAGGCGATGTGGAAGCCTCTGGTCACGCAGGGCATGGACTTCGGGACGCAGCTGCTCGGCAATGTTGCCGGCAGCCTGGCCGGCAGCTGGTTCGGCGGCGGGTCCGCCGGATCTGCGGCCGGCGATCTCAATCCTGCCATGGCGAGTATCGCCCACGCCGGCGGCGTCGCGGGCCGGGACATCCTCCCGACGCGGATCGTGCCGGCGTCCGCCTTCGCTCACGCCCAGCGATTCCACACAGGCGTCGGGCCGGGCGAGCGGGCCGCGGTGATCCGGGATGAGGAAGGGGTCTTCACGCCCGGCCAGATGCGGGCCCTGGGCCGGGGTCTGGGCGGCGATCGCGCGGTGTTCGGCGAGATGGCCGGCCTGCTCGGCCAGATCCTGGGCGCCGTCCGGGACCGCCAGACCCTCAGTGCCCCAATCGTCGACAAGCGTCAGACCCCGCAGGAATGGTTCGAGAGCCGCCAGGGCGAGCAGGCCTGGAAGTACCACGCGGCGAGGAACGGGTGAACCAGTGGCCCGGGTTCCGTGACCCGTGGCCCGCAGAGAAGAACGTTCGACCCGAGTCACGGGTCACGAGAGACGAGCGACGAATCATGAGTTTCAGCGACTACTGGGAGAACAAGATCCTCGACCACATCTTCGGTAAGGCCGCCTACACGGCGCCCACGCACATCTACGTGGCCGCCTCGACGGCCGATCCCGGCGAGTCGGGCTCCGGACTGTCCGAGCCGGCCGGCGGCAACTACGCCCGCGTCGAGACGGACCCCGCCGATTGGACCGCGGCCGCCGACGGCCAGATCGAGAACGCCGCGGCGATCACATTCCCCACGCCCACCGCCGACTGGGGCGCCATCACGCACGTGGCCCTCTTCGATGCTGCGACGGGCGGCCACTTCCTGGCCCGCGGCCAGTTGCCCACCGTGCAGAACATCTACTCCGGCGGTGGGCCGCTGGAGCTCAGCGCCGGCGGCCTGGCCGTCACGCTGGACTAGGAGGGACGGATTCGGCCATGGCCCAGCTCTACGAGTTCTACAATCCCGCCTACGACAGTATCGCCTGGATCTCCGGCGGCGGGACGACGCGGGGCGGCCAGACGTTTACGCCCCAGGTCGCCCACATCCTGACCTCGGTCAAGCTGCGGATGTACCGGTCCACGACCTCCTTGTACGGCACACTGTACTGCGGGATCTTCGCCACCGGCGCCGGCAAGCCGACAGGCGCCGCCCTGGTCTCGGCGACGATCGACTACAGTACGATGGGCACCAGCTGGCCGGGCGAGGTCCGGGAGATCGCCTTCTCGCCCGGCGTCCTCGTCGAGGCCGGGACTCCCTACGCCATCGTCCTCTGGATGGCCGGCGGGACGGACAACTACGGGGTCTACGTCCTGTACAAGATGGTGGGGTCCTATGCGGGCGGCGCCCGGGTGGGCAGTGACAACGGCGGATCGACCTGGTCGACCACGGCGGAAGACCTGTGGTTCGAGGATTGGGGGGAGCCGCCGGGCAAGCCCTGCACGATCGCGGCGGTCTCGGCCCTGATCGTGCGGTCCAGCGGCGTGGACTTCGCCCCGGCCTGGTGGCCGTGGACCTGGCCGGTGGTCGAGACGCTCTTGTTCAATACGGAGATCCTCGACAGCCACGACCGGACCGAGCAGCGGATCGCCCGCCACGGCGGTGTGCCCAGGAGTAGGTATCGCACGACGGTCCTGCTGGCCAAGGACAGCGAGGCCGCGGCGTTCGACGCCGTGATGGCCGGGTGGCTCAAACGAACCTGGCCGGTGCCCCTGTGGCCCCAGGCCAGCCGCCACATGGTGGACCTGGCCGCCGGCATCGATCGGATCGAACTGGATACCCGCTACGCCGATTTCCGCGACGACTCCTACGGCCTGATCTGGCAGGAGGATCAGTATGAGATCGTCAAGATCGCCTCAAAGACCGACGCGGCCCTGGTCCTGGCGACCGACCTGGCCCAGGCCTTCGCCGGGGCCAAGTGGATCATGCCCTTGCGGCGGGGTTATCTCCAGGGCGCCGCCGAGCGGGAGCGTCTGGTCGGTGGGGCGGTCCTGGTCGAGATGACCTGGCTGGTGGTCGACAACGCGGCGGCCGCCGGCCACACAGCGCCCTTGGTCTACGACGACCTGGAGGTGCTGGTCTTCCCGAGCGTCCTGGAGGGTGGCAGCCTTCGGGAGGTGCACGATCCGGACGTGGCCTTCCTCGACGCCGAGACGGGCCCCTTCGTCGTGGTCAGCAACAGCGAGCGGAATCTCGTCCGCCGGCGGCACCTTTGGCAGTGCACCACGGCCGCCCAATGCTGGTCGCTGCGTCAGTTCCTCTGCGCCCTGCGGGGCCGCCAGGGCGCGTTCCTGGCGCCCACGTTCCGGGACGATCTGACGTTGACCCGCCCCGTGGCCGCGGGCGATATGAGTCTCTACGTGCGCAACGGAGGCTTCGCCCGCCATCTGGGCGCTGGGGCCTTGGGACGGTACGTGGCCTTTCGGCCGCCGCCGGCCGAGATCCTGGTTCGCAAGGTCGCAGGTCTGGAGGCCGTCAGCGGTCAGGAGGAGCGGATCGATCTGGATGCAGCCCCCGGGCGGGCGTTCGCCGCCGGCAGCGGCCTATTCTGGGTGGACAAGTGCCGCCTGGCGGACGATGCCGTCGAGTTCCAGTGGCAGGGCCACGGCGAGCTGTCGTGCGCCGTCGACTTGGTGAGGATACCCTGACAATCAAATCCAAAATCCGAAATTCGAAATTCGAAACAAACTCAAATGACCAAAACGGAAGAAAATCCAAAACGGCGGGGCTGCGACGATAGCCGGTTTCGATCATTGGGTTTTCGATCCTTCGTGCTTGTTTCGGATTTCGGATTTCGATATTCGAATTTCCCTGGGGGAGTGATCGGATGACCTTTTGGGAGAAAGAGACCTCGCTGATCGAAGCGGTGCCGTACGAGCTGCACGAGTTCCAGCTCGGCGAGTCCGCCACGTTCTGGCGGTATGCCGACGCCCCGACCGACGTGGTCTACGGCGGCCACACCTTTGCCGCCTGCTACTGCAGCGGCGGCCGGATCGAGCAGGGGGGCAATGTCCTCAAGAGCCAGACGATCGTCAAGGTGGACTGGCGAAATCCCTTCGCCTGGCAGTACACGGTCGCGGCGCCCGAGGAGGTCGTGCACTACATCCGCTACAAGGGCCACGGCGCCGACGTCGTGCCGATCTACCGGGGCGACGTGGTCGACGTGGTGTTCCGCCAGTCGGACCGCCAGGGCAACCGCTGGGCCGAAATCGTCGTCGATCCGGTCACCGCCGCGATGCAGCGAGCCGGGCTGGTCACTCGCTATAGTCGCCAGTGCGGCGTCGAGCTCTACAGCGAGCTGTGCGGGGTCCTGCGAAGCCAGTTCAAGACCCTCGGCGTGCTCGACACCGTCAATGGGCCCTTGCTGACCAGTCCGGCGTTCGCCGAGCAGGCCGACGGCTGGTGGGTGGGCGGGGATATCGTGGTCAACGGCCGCCGCCGCAGGATCCTCCAGCACAGCGGCAACCAGATCCGGATCGCGCCGACGGCCCCGGGCCTGGCCACCGGGCAGAGCTTCGAGGTCTATCCCGGCTGCGATCATCTGGTCGCGACCTGCCAGGGCAAGTTCAGCAATCGCGGCGACTATCGCGGCCAGCCCAATATCCCGGACGACGACCCGTTCAGCCAGTGGGGGATCCTCTGATGTTCGCCATGCCCATTCTGGCCGTGTTCCAGTTGATCCCGTTCCTCTGGCAGATGTTCGTCGCCATGGCGGTCTCGACGGGCGTGTCCCTGCTGCTGGCCAGGAAGCAGAAGGGGGCCAAGCCGGCGGGCAAGGAGGATTTCGATCTGCCGACGGCCGAGGAGGGCCGGCCGTATCCCGTGCTCTTCGGCTGCCGGAGGATCCGTTCGCCCAACGCCGTCAGTCCGCTGATCCAGCTCTACGTCAAGGCCAAGAAGAAACGCAGCGGCATCGGCTCCAAGACGACCGTGGCCCACTACTATTCCGTCGGTCTGCACCTGGGCATCTGCCAGGCGAATATCGACGGGATCCGGCAGATCTGGGTCGCCGACACCTGCGTCTGGCCCGTGCTCAACGACCCGGCCTCCCAGGCCGCCGACGGCCAGACCCTCGCGACGATCGCGGCGGGCGAGTGTTTTGGCGGCTACAAGCGGGAAGGGGGCGTCTCCGGCCCCGTCCATATCCAGTACGGCCGGTCCGACCAGACCCTGGACAGCTACCTCTCGGCCCAACTCGGCGCCGATCAGCCGGCCTATCGGGGCTTCACCGGCGTGATCCTGGCCCTGGTCTACATCGGGACCCTGCCTCAGATCAAGCCCTGGAGCTTCCTGGGCAAGCGGACGGATACGCTCACCGACGGCTCGGCGATGTGGTACATCAGCAAGGCCGCGGTCGGTTCCGAGGGCGACCTCAACGCGATCCACATCCTGTACGAGCTGCTGACCTCGAGGATCGTGGGCCTGGGCAAGGACACGAGTCTCATCGGCGCCAGTTTCACCGCCGCGGCGGATACGTGCTATGAGGAGGGCTTTGGCCTCTCGGCCGTGTGGGACTCGGCGTCCGACGACGTCGAGGGCCTGGTCCAGCAGATCGAGGCCATCCTTGACGGCAAGGTCTACGTCGATCCCGCCACGGGCAAGTTCGAGATCGGCCTGGTCCGGGCCGACTACGATCCCGAGGAACTGGAGGCCTTCGACGAGAGCGACTTCTGGGTCGAGCAGATGCCGACCAGCTCGCCCGGCAAAGTGCCCAGTAAGACGATCGTCCATTGGCACGACCGCGTCGCCTGCCAGAGCCGGCCGGCGGTCGACGACGACATCGCCCTGCTGACCCGCCAGGGCGGCCGGCCCGTCGTGCAGGAGTTCGACTATGCCGCCTTCGTCTGCTCGGGCGAGCTGGCCGGCCAGATCGCCGCCCGGGAGCCGCAGCAGGTCTCGGCGATGCCCCTGCGCCTGACGCTGCGGGCCCTGCGGACGATGGCCCACCTGCACGAGACCAGCGTGGTCAAGATCTCCTATCCGGCCCTGAACATCGCCGGCATGATCGTGCGGGTCGTCACGATCGACCGGGGCTCTCTGGCCGACGGCGGCTGTGTCCTCGAAGTGGTCGAGGACGTCTTCGGCCAGGCGTACACGACCTACGGCACGCCGCCGGCGCCCGGGGCCGCGGCGGCGGGCGAATCGATCCAGGACCGGTTCCTCGACGACGACGGCTCCTCCCAGATCGTCTTTACGACGTCGAGCGCCGAGAATGGACCCTATTGAAGATGTGGAAGCGTAAAAGCGTGGAAGTGCAGAAGCGTTCAACG